GAAACTCATATTTTCACTCCTCCGCAGAATGGTCGGGACCGCCGACCTCGGATTCCGGTTCTGCCGGAAATTTCTTCGAGAGCGCGCACCACTCGAGAACCAGGGCCCAGGTTTCCCAGGGCAGCACGGCCAGCGTTTTCTTGTGGTCGTCTCGCACGAATAGGATGTCCGCGCCGCCTTGCTCGAGCGCGTTGTATAGGCGCGTGCATTGCTTCTTCGAGCGTTTGCATTCAGCGAGGAGCCCCGCGATCTGAACGTCACAGGGGAAGTCAGCCAGGGCTCCGCTCATCGGCTGCCGACGGGATGCGATCCCCAGCGCTCGATGGGCTTTTACAATCTCGGTTTCGTAGCCCGTACCTTTGGCTTTTGAACGGCTCACCTAAGTGACCTTCCGAGCTGCATCGGCGATGCGGCGAACGTCGTCATCCTGGTGCATTCGACGCAGCTCGCGGCGCAAAATTATGTCCACCAGGCTCGATTCCGACCGCCTTTCGGCCTTTGCGACAAATTTTATTTGCTCGATAACGTCTTGAGATAGCGTGAACTTTTTCTGTTTCAGCATTTTTTTCCGATAAAAGTACCGTTTGGGTATTGTAAAGGTACCGTTTGGGTTTTATATATCAAGTGTAGAGACAGGGTAATCGACAGAAAGGAGCGAAAAAAATGACGATCTGGACCAAGGCACTGATCGACAATTACGACCGCTTCAAGGAGATGGTCGATGCCGGGGCTTTAGTCTTCGTCAATCACAGCGGAGGCAAGGACAGCATGGCAATGTACGAGGTCATCGCCCCCCTGGTCCCCGAGGAAAACCTGGTGGTCATTCACGCTGACCTGGGCGACGAGGTCGAGTGGGCAGGGGTCAAGGATCACATCCGCGACAACATCGACGGACGGCCCCTCGAGATAGCCCGAGCGATTTACAAGGACGGGACAGACAAAAATCTCCTGGATTACGTCGAGCGGCGCGGGATGTGGCCCAGCAGCGCGGCAAGGTACTGCACCAGCGATCTCAAGCGCGGACCCATCGAGAAGGTCATCCGCCGCATAGCCAAGGAACGGGGCAAGACACTGATCGTTGACTGCATCGGCTACCGCAGCGAGGAGAGCCCAGCCAGGGCAAAACTGAGCGCCTGGAAACACGACGAGAAAAACAGCAAGGCCGGACGGACCTGGATCAAATTCAGCCCGATCCTCGATCTCACCGAGGCGGATGTTTGGCGGATCATCGACGGCGCTGGCAAGAAAAGACACTGGGCCTATGACAAGGGCATGAAGCGGCTGAGCTGCGTGTTCTGTGTCCTGGCTGGCGAGAACGACCTACGCACCGCCGCCAAGCTGGCCCCGCCCGAGCTGGTCAAGAGATACACCAATCTCGAGAAAAAGATCGGACACACTTTCAAAAACGGCAAAAGCCTGGCCGAGATCATCGAGCCGCCAAACGATCTCGCTGGGCTCCCACTGTTCGACCTGGCGGCATAGGAGAAATGACCATGAACACCAAAGATCTGGCGAAATACGTCTACGACTACGCGATGAAGAATTACGAAGTGAGCGGCTGGAGCGTGATCGTGGAGTGCAGAACCCTGGAGGAGATCGAGGCCACATTAATCGAGGACAAAGCGACGACGAAAAAAGCCGCAATCGCCGCGTTCAAGGATGTGGTCGATATCTGGGGCGAGCGGATGGCCGACGCCGACTATTACAGAAGGACAGCAGGATGACGATGAACATTCTCAAGGCACCGACCGACTACGCCGCTGAGCTCTACGCTCTCGGGCTCAAGGCAACGAGCCGCGAAGACAGCGACGAGATCGCCACCGAGCTCCGCAAGTACCCAGGCGCGACATACGACTACGTGCTCGAGGTGCTGAACGAGCTCGAGGAACTGGAATTCGCAAACGAGGAGGAATGACCATGGACAGACCATACAATTTTACCCGTTGGGATCGCTTTGACGACGAGATTGTAAGCGGGAACTACGCCAAGGCAATAAACGCAGTACGCGAGGCGATGAAGGAAATTATGTGGGAGAGCACCGAGCGCGTCACAGTCAAGGACGAGCGAACTGGTGAGATCATTTTCGACGAGCGCGGCACTTTTACCTAACTAAGGAGGGATGACCATGACGAACCGAGCGACCATCACCCGCATGACGGAGGAGATCCTGGACATCGCCGAGGCGAACGGGATCGATACCAGTTGGCGGCGCGACCTGGTGCTCAAGACCACCAACCGGAAAGGTTGCAGCAACGGCGGCAAGGTCAGAGGTAAGCCTTGGATGAGCATCGCAATGAAAAGCATCGGCTGGACGATGGAGCCGTTCAGCAACAGCGCGGAGGGGCTGGCGAAGGCATACAACGGCGTCGCGATGGCCCCTCGAGACAAAGCGCGGTACGCCAAGCCCGTGGCAAAGCTCGAGGAGGGTTTCGCCTGGTGGCACGAGTATCGAGCGATCCGCAAAGATCCAGAGATCGGCGACCTGTATGGCTTTGCAGATGACAAGCTGATGCCCCTGGCTGCGCTGCTGTGCCACGAGCTGGCCCACGTCATCGACTACAACAGCGGCAAGGTTCGCATCGACGGTCGGTGCTACGGCGAGCGCGGCACGGTCCACGGCGACAAGTGGAAAGCGATCTACCGGCTGCTGCGGACCAGCTACGTCGCGACCGGCAAGTACAAGCCCGAGCCGGTAGTCGTTGAGTTCAAACCCAAACCCACCAAAGACGAGCGGACGATGGACCTGATCGGTCTGCCGCTGTTCGACCTGGCAGCATAGGAGCGACAGATGAAACGCAACGCAAGAACCGCCTTTAACAAGCTGACCAAAATGGGAGTTCGAGTGACCGAGCGTAAGCGGGGGAATTGCCACTTCGTCATCAGCGCAAAAGACAATAACGACTGCGCGTTCGCAGATTACTACGACGCAGTTCATTACGGTGGCCTGGCAGCAGCTCGTGATTGCGGCGTGACCCGCGAGATCACTGACGTGCTGATCGCCCACGGGCTGATGGCCGAGTGGATAAACGACTCCCTGGTCGGCGTGTACGAAACTATTTAACCGAGCTTTACAAATGCCAATAGATACCCACATACTGAAAAGTGTACAGAGGAGGGAGAGAACATGAACGACGAGACGCCCACCTTGACCATCGAACGCGCTATTGCCATTGCTGCGGCAGCGCACGAAGGGGTGAGGGATAAGGCAGGGATGCCGTACATATTCCATCCGTTGCGCGTCATGCTGGCAGTACCGAGCGACGCGGCGCGGATCGTGGGCGTCCTGCACGACACTATCGAAGACACGGAAACGACGATTGAAGATTTGAGAGCCGCCGGGTTGACCCCCGAATGCGAGGCCGCGCTCGTCAGCGTTACACGGAAAAGCGCAGAGACTTATGGCGAGTTCATCGAACGGGCAGGGCGTAACGAAATTGGTCGCCTGGTGAAGCTCGCCGATCTTACGGACAACATGGACCTGGGGCGGATTTCAAACCCAGGGCCGCGAGATTTTGAGCGGATAGAAAAATACAAGGCCGCTTTTGCAAAATTAAATGAGGACGACAAATGAACGATAAAGCAGGGGTTCCACACAGCGGTAAGTACGTCGCCTATTACCGCGTCTCGACCCAGAAGCAGGGCGCGAGCGGACTCGGCCTTGAGGCGCAGCGCGAGATTGTCGAGCGGCACCTCAACGGCGGGAAATGGAAGATCATCGCCGAGTTTACAGAGATGGAGAGCGGCAAGCGGTCAGACCGCAAACGGCCCGAGTTGCAGAAAGCCCTCGAGCTCTGTGAGGCGGAGGGTGCGATCCTGGTCGTCGCCAAGCTGGACCGGCTGACGCGCAACGTGCCGTTTTTGTCCAAGCTGCTGGAGAGCCCAGCGAAGTTTATCGCTTGCGACATTCCAGACTTTGGCAACCCGGCTCAGAATAAATTCATGTTGCAGATGATGACCAACGTCGCCGAGTACGAGGCCGAGCTGATAAGCCAACGGACGAAGGCAGCGCTCGAGGCATCGAAAGCTCGCGGCACTGTCCTGGGCTCGCCATCGCCAGAGAAGGGCTCAGCTATCGGTGCCGCTCGAGCGGTTGCAAACGCAGACGATCATGCAGCGGAAGTGATGAAGGTGATCGAGGAGCTGCAAGAGTTCGGCTGCACGACACTTCAAAAGATTGCCGACGGCCTCGAGGCCAGGGGCATGAAGACAGCTCGGGGAGGGACCAGGTGGTACCCGAGCAGCGTAAAAAACGTAATCGAGAGGAGTAAACGAAATGAAAGATAGCGACAGAAGTTTAGGAATTTTCGGATTGGCGGCGCAGATTTCTTCAAGCGATATAAAGGCACCGCGAAACGGCGCACCTTGGAAAATTTTCAGCTTAAAAAAATATGCAGAAATGGCTAAAAAAATTGGGCCGCAAAATTCCTGGAAAGGGGTGCCGCGTCACACCAGGCAGAACGGAAAGATCGAGGAAGCGCAGTATTTTAGACGAGCCCAGGGATATTATTTAAAAGCTAGGCTGCACTTTTTTAAAATTAGTCAAAACGAAACTGGCTATCTGCGCTGGTGGTTTTCCGATTTGGATCGCGTTCTCATTCATCACATTCTAATGGTGAATTATTATCTGCATGACAGGCCCACGAACAAATCAGAGTTAATTGCTTTTGAAATATGTAGCCCGCAAAAACTCACAGACACTCTAAAAAATGCAGTGGACATGGGGTCGCTCGAAATGGATCAACTCAAAGGTGATCGACGGGTGCATTGTTTTTACCCGAGCAGGGGCCTGGTTGCGGATACGGACATGCTATTCGGGCGGAAAGGCACGATAGAAAACGAGGGCATATATCGGCATTGGAACCGTCAATTAAAGGCGGATGTTGATCTTCCTTGTCACGCCACGCCGCAGATGTTGGACGAATACCTTGAAAAGTATGATGCCTACTTTGAGATGGTCGGCGAATACATCCCCGATATGGCGCAGCCCCCTAACACAGATCAATGATTAAAAAAAGAGGGAAAAACTATCTATATATTTTAGGCATTTTTTTTATGAAGAAAGGAGGTAGATAATAAACAATGGTACAGAAAAGCAAAGATAAACAACGAGAAAAGCCGAGCGACGTGGCCGAGATAATGGCCGCGCTCAAAGCGACAAAGCTGAAATATCTGAAGATCGATTTCAATCGTCACAACAATCTGTCGGTGAAGGTGCGCCGGCATGGCAAAGCCATCACGATCAAATCAGATCCTCGGACCCCGGAGTTTTTCACCGAGTACGGTCGAGCGCTCGGGGAGCTCAGCAGCATCGCGCCGATTGCTGTCGATTTCAAAAGGGACACGCTGGCCTGGCTGATCGACGATTACAAAAGGTCCGGCCGGTTCAAGTCTCTCGCGGAAAACACCAAGCTGGTTCGAGCTCGAGTGCTTCGGCAAATCGCTGATGAGTTTGGCGATCTGAAATTCGCGCAGATGAACCGGTTCGACATCGAGAAGATCCGCGCGAGCAAACTGTCGGAGGGCAAACCTCACGCAGCGGAGCATCGCCGGAAGTTCCTGGCGCAGGTGTTCAGACACGCGAACGTCACCGGCCTGATAAATCACGATCCGTTTGTCGGTATCGAGAAGCCAGCCGACAATCCGGCGCTGCGCTCGAGGACGCACACCTCGCTCGACGGCACGATGTACTCAGGTCACTGGACCTGGACCGCTGACCAGGTAAAACAGTTCTTCGATTACTGGCCCCCTGGCACCGCGCCGCATATCTGTATGTCGCTGATGTTTTATCTCGGCGTCAGGATATCCGACGCGCAGAAGCTCGGGCCGCGCAACGAGGTCGATGACCGCATGGTCTTTACGACGGAGAAGCGCGTCGGCAAGCAGCGCCAGGGCGTCGATATGAACTTGCCGATCACTGCGCCGCTACGAGATGCAATCGAAGCAGCTCGAGAGGCGAACATCGCCAGCCTGGACAATTATGTGCTGACGCGCTTCGGCAAACCGTTCACGCAGAAATCGATCTCTCACTGGTTCAGCGAGCGAGCAAGCATGGCCGGTCTGCCGAGAGAATGTACGGCGCATGGCGTCAGGAAAGCGCTGGCAAAAATTCTCGCCGACAATGGTGCGACCAGCTCGGAGCTGAAGGCAACATTTGGCTGGACGACGAGCAAGCTCGCGGACCTATACACCGAGCAAGCGAACAAAAGAGATTTGGCAACGAGTGGACTAGAACGTCTCGGAAACGGAAGTGTCCTACCTGTTGCTGAAAAAGTGTCCTACCCTGTAACGAAATCCCAGAAAACAAGGGATCGCTAACAGGTAGTGGAGGCCCGGAGCGGGTCTACGCAATTAGCCCATATCAATGGGTTAGCATAGGGTAGGACACCGAATCCTGTTAGCGATCTCTGCGGAGATTGAACTATGAGGTTTTGGTTCGAACGCTTTGCCGAGCTGGCGCTTATGCTTATCGGCATCGGTCTTTTCCTGTCCATCCTGATCGCCTTTGGTGAGGTCCACCCATGAGCGGCGAGGCCCAGGGCAAGCTGACGCCCGACTACCAGGCGAGCGGCTCGATGATCGCTGCCCTGGCTGGCGTGAGCCCGTATCAGACCCCCAACGATTGTCTCAAGCGAGCGTTCGCTGCTGTCGATAATGGCGGCGTTTATTCCGGCGAGCGCGAGTACATCGAGGCAGCGGAGTGGGGTAACAAACATGAGGGCGACATCCTCCGGGGAACGATGCAAAAGCTGCAAATAGATGCGGACCTCGAGATCATGAAGCCGTTCCAGCACCCGACCTTACCCCTGGCAGTTAGCCTAGACGGCATCGGTCATGGCAACGATATGGAATTCACGACCGACCCAGGTCAGAACATATATGTCGTGGGGCGCGACAGCATCATCCTCGAGGGGCCAGGTATCCTTGAGGCGAAGCTGACGGCAGCGCGACCCCGAGACGAGCCGCCGCCGTTCCGTGGCCCTCTCCAGGTGCAAGCGGCGATGATGTGTACTGCATACAAGTGGGCGGCGATTGGCACCCTGTACGGCGGCACCGAGCTGCGCGTTTATCTGTACGGCCTCGAGGTCGCAATTCAGATGAAGATCGGTGCTGATGTGCTCGACTTCGCTTCGCGGGTGAAACAGTACCGCGACCACGGCGACCGGGATTGGTACCCGGCGATGACGCCAAACGATGCCGCTGCTACCTGGCGACGGGTTGATGATGGCGACGGACCTATCGAGCTGACGGACGAGCTGTCCGAGCTGGCTATGGAATACGACGCTTGCATGAAAGCGCAGCGAGCCATCGCTAAGCAGAAAGAAGCGATCACGACTGAAATTCAGAACTACATGGCAAACCATGACCTGGCGACGGTCATCGAGGACGGAAAGCAGATCGGCACCGTGACCTGGGGCATGAGCCCCGCGCGGAAGGAATACACCGTCGAGGCAAAACCCGCCGCGCGATCAAAAAGCATCAAGGTGGAGATGTTCGATGATGAATGATGTTGCACTGCGCCCGAAAGAGGTTGAGCTATTCCAGTTCCTCGAGCGGTACATCCGAAAGAATAAGTACGCGCCCAGGCTACTCGATATCACGGCAGAGTTTAACTACAGCCCGAAGTCCAACGATTTGATTTGCCGACGATTGAAGCGGCTCGAGGAGGCGGGGTTGATTTCCCGGCACCCGATGCGCGAGCGCGGCATCACGATTACTGGCTCTCTTGATGGGCAAGGCTTCGCTTCGCATGGTAATCGTGATCCGTGACACAAACCTCGCGCTTCACAGGATTAACGTAAACCATTTCGACACCGAGCGCCTTCTGCACTGGCGACCTTACTCGATGGATACGAGCTGATCGCTTGCGCCCTGGGTTCGTGCGCCCGGCGTCCTTCTTTACCTGGATCAACCTGGTCCCGGCATCGTTGACGATTACCAGGTCGATGGGGCTATGCGGTTGCAGGGACGGGAAGACCCAGTAGCCGAGCCGTAGAAAGTGCTCGATGCAAATGATCTCGCAAACGTCGCCGTCGATATGCCTGGGATCAATCAAGCGCCGCGATCAGGTCGGCCATCCGACGAGCTCGAGCCGGTGTATCGACCTTCCTCCATTTACTATCGAGCATCTCCTGGGCGGCGAGCTGGTACTGCCGACCCTTGATAGCCTGGTGGAATAGCTTGAATCGCGAGCACGACGGCAGACCGAGCTGGAAGCACATCGCCGCAATCACGACGCCGACGACCTGGGGGTGCTCCTCGATGTCAGGGTGCAGCCAACGGGCGTCGTTGATACAGGTCTGAACATCTTGCTCGAACCAGGCATCGGATTGCTCTTGGCTGATCGGCGTTCCCAGGGGCGCGTGATACAGATCGCCATCCGCCTCGATCAACAGGTGGCCGCAGCCCGCAGTCTTTTTGCCCAGGTGATCGTTGTACAGCTCGAGCACCTCGCCTTCCTCGCGATGCAGGATTTCAGCGAGCTCCTCGAGGAATGTCACTTTTTACCCATGAATTTTGTTACGCCTCGAAAGCCAAAACTGGCGGCAACGATGACGCCAAGACAGTAGCGATACCACTCTGGCATTTTGTCGAGCGTTTCAAATCCGCGAGTTACATACTGTTCTAAGCCGGGGATAAAACACATTATCAGAGGCACACTGAACAACAGACACAGCCACTCGTCTTTCCAACTATCTTTACTTGCTTTGGCTTGCTCGACATCCCAATCGATCTCGCCCTCGGCCCGTGCTACCGCCACCCGCGCTTTACTCTTAGCTTCAGCTTTTTTTCGGTCTAGGTAGCTACCGCCTAACGAACCAAGTAGATCGATCACCGGACCAATAATACTGATCATGTGTCTACCTTTTCAGGTATTTGAAATGTCATTGGAAAGCAAAACGCTTGATAGGTTTTAATAACACCAGCTTCTTGCAACGCATCGTACTCAGCCGTAATTGCAATCTCAGGGGGACAAACAGGTACTTCCATAATGACATTGCCCAAAGTGTCGTCTGGTGACCACGTTACGATCATCAAAATGATCCTTATTGCATCGACCATTAAGTACCTCTGCTATTTAATAATATTGCGTCGAGCTTCTCCTCGATCTTGTCGAACCGTTGCATGATCTCACGACGATCTGCGTCAGCCTCTGCCTTGGTAAGATAGATTTTTGCCACTTCTTCACGGTGGTCAGCGTTTCTTTTTCGGTCAGAACCAATCATGTCGTATACGTTTTGAAACTCAGCTTTTTGAGATTTGATCCACCACATAAAACTACCGATAGCGATAGTAAGAACGCCGTTCCAAATGGCATCGATTTCGTTCATGTCCTTGCCTTTATCAATCGAACACTACAATGCGAGCCAGCGACCGATCATGCGAGTTCAGGCCAATCGTATAGAATGCCAGACTTGTTCCCATCAGCGTCATAACTGACAAACAGCGCAGCGATGGCGTCAGTGTCGGCAGCGTTAGAGATAGCCGCCTCCATCTCGGTCGCCTTACTACGGATAGCTGCACGGTACGTTGCGATGTTCGCCGGGACATCTGTACCAGCATCTGCTTTGCGGATCACAGCCCAATCAGTTTGCGACAACAGTGCGCCTTGCTGTGCTTTTACCTCTGCAATCAGGTTCGACTTAACGCCTCTGATGACAAGCTGTTTGCCGTCTTCGATTACCGGGTCGCCGTTCTGATCGACAGCGGCCACGTCGTCCAGGGCCTTGGCCGTGCTGTTGACTGTGCCGTCTGCGTTGTAGCTCCAATCGTACAATCGGCTATCTGGCGGTTGCTCTTGCACGATCTCGGTGATGCCGCGCTCGGTTTTTTCTTCCGCTGACCAGACGTTCCAGTTTGACGGATGCTGCGTGCCGTTAGCGTCGGTCCACGCTTTGCCTGGACGAATGGTTTGACCGTGAGCCTTAAAAATTGTTGCCATACATAGTTCCTCCTATCGGGCGGTTGCTGTTTTGAACGGTGACCCAAAAGCCATATAAATGTACGTGCCGCCACTAGCGTTGAAATCGGCATGTGAACTTTCGTGCACAAATCCGTTACTTAGCCAAGATATATCTCTAGTGGTCGCGTCCCATTCCGTTCCACTGGAATTGGGCTGTAAAATAAGCCGAACCGGATTGTCAGGATCACGAACACGATCTGATACTTCCCATTCGCCGCCACTATCGATGCGCCGCAGCATGACCCAACTCGGCTTAAATCCGGTCCAAATGAAGGGGCCTGACGTAGAGCCGTTACCGACGTAGCTGCCTATGGCCGAGTAGCCTTCTACTTCTGCGAAACAGTACGCCACGTAAGTCGCGGTATTCTGATTGATACCGGTATCGTTCCCCAGCGTCACAACCGTGCTAGACGGGGCTGTATCATTCCAATGAGCCGAGTCAGTAATCGCCGCTGCGTTTGTGTCGAGGGGGATGAATTTAGTAAACCCAGCGCCAATGTGGCCGACCTTCCAGTTGTTTCCGGCGGGACTGCGTTCTTTAATGATGACCATTTTGGGGGCCGTGTTTAGACCATGCCCAAAAGTAGCGCCGCTGGTTTGGTTGCCGGTGAATGTACAAATTGAAAAGCCCGATGTCGTGTTGGCGGACACCGTCGAAGTGATGCTGCCATCAGTGTTGCTGCTGCCAGTGGTGCCGTCCGCTGCCCATTGCCAAGCAGCATAGGTGTATGTGTTTACATTGACGTTATTAACTGTAGCGTCTGCCCCAAGAGTAAAGCCGTCAGCATCGAAAGAAGTCAGCAAGTCACTGTATGCCGTATATTCAGCGCCAGTGCTGTCAGAACGTAGCTGCTTATTAACACCCCTTACTTGATCGAAAAGTGCATGATTTGCCGCATTACTGCGAGTTTTTATCCAGACAAGTCCCGGCTCGAAAGTTAAGTTGCCAGATTGATTCACTTCTTGAGTAGATGCGTTACCCGTGTACAGCGTTGTCTGGAAATAAAGCGACGGGTCTGGGGTTACTGGGTCGGGTAGGCTGGCGGTGTTTAGTGTATTAAAGCCTGAAGGTAAATCACTTGTCGTAGAAAAAGCTGATTGACCAAAATTTACTTCAATAACACCGTTTGTATCCATCCAGATTCCGGGTGACCAAAAGCCTGTTGGAATACTGGTAAACACAGCATTTGTAGTTGTTCCTGCTTCAATCTCTGCCCTAGTAGCACTGTTGTCATAAACAAGAGCATTAGAGCTAGATACATCTACATGAGCAAACCACATAGCTTGTGCATCAGCATCGTAGAATACATAACGAAAATCACCACTAGCTAATGATGCACCTTTTGTTCCTGTATTGGTTACATTGTCGTAAGCACGACCGTCTGCCATCATAAAATAGCCACGATCAGATGAACCAGAAAGTCTTTCTCCCGGTGGTGACCAACCACAAGCCTCACCAAAAACAGTAGTGTGTTTACATTCAAAAACCCACTTACCTGAATTTATATAAAAAGTGCCGTGGTTATTACCATATGCACTAGCAGCGGGAACGGCTCTAAGATTTCCATCTGATAAGGTTAAGCCACCACCAAAACTATCAATTGGTGAAAGAACACAAAAATTATTCGTCGGGGTATCCGTAACCTGCGCCGACGAGGACAGGGAACTGGTCGTGAAATGGGCTCCGTTTCCACTTACGTCTTTGCCCAAGTCTGAACTATCAGCAAAGTCTAAATAAAAGCCGTTGCTACCAAACGAGCCTGAGTAGGCTATCGGAACGAACTGACCTGTGTCCGAGGAAAATTCCCCAAAATCGCTAGGCGTGGCCGCTACCCCGTCGAGGAAATACATGTCGGCGGCGTAGCCTTCAAATTCCCTGCCCGGAAAACCCGCTTGGTCAAAAAGTTGAAACGTTCCCGCTCGATTTGTTCCACTGTCCACATTAGCTGCTACAGCAGTTCCGCTTTTTAGATCACTGACGAGAACGCCGTTAATATAGCGCCTAGCCCTCGGCGTTGTTCCGCCGTCGGTGTCCCAGACGCAAAGGTAATGCGCCCACGCTGCCGGGTCGCGGTGCATACTGCTAGTTGCCTGGTCCTCGCGCCAAGCGGCACCGCTGCGTTCAGCCCAATACCAATCGTCATCGCCGCCCGATAGGCTCGAATGAAAACGAAAAATTGAGCGATTATCTCCGTTTACATATGTTCCGCCGACGTTAAAACCTACGCCACCATTAGTTCCAAGTCCGCTGCGTTTGAGCCAGAATGCAAATGTCCATTTTCTCAAATTGCCATCTGATCCGACCGTGCGAGACATGTCGCCAGTGCCGTCCAATCGCAATGACTGGTCAATGGTGTAACCGCCACCAGCCGCCTTGGACGTGCCTTGAATGATCGACATCAGGCAAACACCGCACTGGTGACGACATAAGCGTTCGTTCCGTCGTCGTAATAGCTGAGCCAATAGGTGCCAGCGGTGCTGATCGTCGAGGCCAGATTTGCATCGCCCTTGGTATTTGCATGCAAGCTGATTGCGTGACCGCCGCTGTTAATGAGCAGGATGTTGCCTGACTGCCCGGCTGTGTGGTTCGTAAACGTCAGGGTGCCGCTGCCGCTTGGGGTACACTTGAAGTTATTGGTTCCGGTATTTCCGATATCAAATGACAAATCATTATCCGTCGTGATCGTGCCACGCTGGCTGACAGTGAACGTTTGGGCCACATCGGTCTTCGCCGTGTCAGCATCGTGGGCTTGGACATCGGAACCAATAGAAACGCCCAGGTTGGTGCGAGCTGTCGAGGCCGACGCGACATCAGACAGATTGTTCGAAGCGGCGAGCAAACCAGCCGTGCTTACCGCCGCGACTTGCCACGCGCTTCCGTTGTAAACCTTGAGTTCGTTTGACGACGTGTTGAAGTAAAGATCTCCAGCCGTAAGCGCATCGCCGTCGTTATCAACCGTCGGATCACTTGATTTCGCTCCAAGGTAAACGTCATCAAAGCCATCGAGTGCAGCCTCCGCCGCTGCCTGGGCGGTTTCGGCAGCACTCTTTGCTGTCGTCGCTGATGAGCTACTTGACGCCGCAGCAGTAGCAGAGGACGCGGCGGCTGTCGCACTGGTCGCACTAGCAGTTGCGCTGGTCGCACTAGCAGTAGCGGAGGACGCCGCACTGGTAGCGCTTGTGGTCGCACTACCAGCATCAACGATAAGGTCCCACTTCGCGGCGTCAGTGTTAGACGTTAAAGGCTGACTGCCGCTGCTGGTGTGCGCGGTCTTGGCGCGAAAAATATTATTAGTGCTCGTATCTTTTACTAGGTCGCGAACAGAGTAGGAGGTGCCGGCGGCCCAATCACCTCGATAGTTACCAATCTCTTCACCGACGACCGGATCGCCAGTGGTTTCGTCAAATGCCAAGGTCTTACCAGCCCGCGAGGCTTTAGTCGGGAGCGTCATATTTATGGAGGTTGGATCAGTGACCGGCGCTTTAATTGCTCGATCAGCATCCTCGCTGACCTGTTGCGAAAAGATTGTAAGGCTGTCGAGCTCGGTATTGAGGCTCGAGGCAAGCAGATCGCCAGCCGTCACGAAGTCAGTCGTCCGCTCAATCGCTCGAGCGCCGACGATAGTGATGTTATTCGAAGCAGTCGCCGCAACGCCCAGGGTAACGCTGCCGGTTCCAGCCGCTCCGATGCTGACCGTGTAATCGGTTGTCAGGGTGAGTTTCGTGTCGTCTTTGTAAACCGCCAGGTCAGTCTGCGTTAGAACGGGGAAGTTGAAGGCATACGGCCCAGTGCCTGCGCTTCCGCTTAGAACCGTGCGGCGGTCAACCGCTGTTATCGAATAGTCAGCCATGTAAACGATCCTTTTGGCTATTGTAAATCATGGGCAAAAAATCATCCACCAAACGCATTTGCGATATTGGGCGCTCGATCAGGTGTTAGCTCCCCAGGGCTCCACCAATATTGCTGCCCGTATTCCCGTTCGTAGAGCCGCGACTTGCGACGCCATCGAGCGGCTGCTTTGGGGTCGATCCAATCCTGGACAGTATCGAACATCAGGCGCTCGAACCCGGCGCGCAGATACCAGATCGATGTTCCTGGGGTGTAGCGTGATGCGAACTTGACGAGCTCTGCGCCGAAATTCGTATCTTCACCAGACGCAAGTTCGACCAGGTTTCCGACAGATAAGTTCCGCAGGTCATCCAGCATTCCCACGCTTGGCCCTGCGACGGTTGCCTTGAGCCCCGTTCCCATACGGTTGACCTGGCTAAACATAAAGTCGCCAAATATGCCGAGCCCACCGCCCTGGAGGATTGCCGCGATCCAAAAGGCTGGGGTGTCCATCGGCCTGGGATCTCGGCCCTTCGTCATATCCTTGAGCTGCAAAGCAAGCGCGCCCATTACCGCCGTGCCGACCAGGAAGTTTGTCATATACTTCGCTTTGTTTCCCGCGCCGTTCATCATCCAATAGCGATGCAAGTGTGAGTGGAAGATTGTCACGGGGAAGTTTTTGAATTGAGCAAACGACCGCAGCAGCTCGCCCTGTAAGGTGCCGGGCTGAGTGCCGCCGACGAGCCCAGCTTTTGCACGGGTGGAGCTGACCGGCACCGCGAGATCCGTTAGCGTTTCCACCAGGGCCATTGATTGAGTGCTGAGCTCTCGGGCCAGGGCAGGGTCCAAATCTGTGCGCGTTTCGATATCGAGCAGCCGTAGCAATTTAACGCCGCTATCCGCGTCCGTGTACAGATCAGTCGAGCGGATAATGTCCCAGCGGTCAGCGCCAATACCGTGCTGGCCCATCATGTCCTGTAAGCCCTTGTCGAGCTCGTTAAAGCGCTTCCCGATGTTATCGGTTAGATACCCCATAAACTCGATGCCAAACGCATTACGGCCCGCCTGAGTCCACGGAGAGAGGCCGGTAACACGCATCACCGTGTCAGATATCCGGCGCGTGATTTCTGGGCCAGTTACCTCGTCAAACATCCTTGCCTGGGCGTAGGCGGTTGTTATCCAGTTATCAGCTCCCAAGCCGAGACGGGCGGCAAGGCGTCCGCGTTCCTCGAGGGATAGCGGTTGAAACTCTCGCATTATTTTGCTGATCAATTGCGTTTGCGGCATTCCGACCATCATCGCCGCCATCCGCTGCGTGGATAGATCCGACAGGGCCGAGAGGAACGCGCCGCCTAGCAAGCTGGCATTTAGAAGATTGCGCGTTCCGGCGCCAATGTCAGAAACCAACTGATTGCCTGGGACGTTTGCCTTACCCGTAAAATTGTCAAACATTGCGTCGAACTTGTTTAAGTCGCCGACGATGTTGTTTTCCAGAGCCGCGTTGCCGACGACCATCCCTCGCGCCTCTGTCTTTAACGCGGTAATCATCGTGCTTGGGTTAGGCCCCAATGTCTCCAGCATAGCGATGTCGCGGCTCATGCTTTCAACGTGTTGGATCATCGTCGCAAACGGATCAGGCTCACCAAATTTTTGCTGATAAGCGAGCCAACTGTCTGGATCTTTAAAAACAAGAAAACGATGATCAGTGCGCCGATTTGCAAGCGACGAACTTCGAGCACCAAAGTTTGGACCTTGCATCTTGTTCAGTCCGCCCGTGGTAATGGTCTTGTAAACCTCTGACAAAGCAAGCTCGAGCCGCTCGGGGCTCATGGGTAGGCCGGTCGCCTCATCAATCATCCGCTCGGGATCGAGCTTGTCCCGAATAAATTCTTTCCACTCTTTCTCGGTTGCCTGGCGAACGCGGAGCATGTCGTGGCTTTGCGGCAGTCCCCAATCTTCGCGTTTGGGAATACGCATACCGGCTCGA